CGATGGATGTTGCTGCGATGGCGGCTTCTGTCGCAACAGCTGTACGTTTCACGGACTTGTACAAACTATCCATGACATCATTATCAACTTTGTCAAGACGAGCATTACCAAACTTTACGCTTTTAATTCCTTGCGTGATGCCAGGATACTTTAAGGCATAAGTCAAACTACTGAGATCGTATGTGTTCTCGTAAGATGTGGCTGTAAGAGCCGTTGAATCTCGTACTAATTCAAATTTCCAATCATGCTTCGTAATAGCTTGCTGACAATCGTTTGCATCATTAAGAAGCATGTTCTCAGAGCTATATTGTCCTCCTACCTCTACAACGGCATCGTTACAGGCTTTTTCAACAATCTTTTCCAACGATGTACTTCCATTTCCACTGTAACTAACTCCTGTCGAATAGGATCCATACGACGTTGCGGTAATCGTCCCTGTAGCTGGTGACACAGGAGCATTAGGAACTGTATAGGTAAAAGCACCAGACGTAGTTACAGTAATGGTGAATGTTCCGTTGTAATCTGCTTGATCAGCCCCAGCAATAGTGACAGACTGACCCGTTTGAAGATTGTGAGCGGCTGCCGTTACGGTTGCCGTGCCAGCGGCACTCGTAATCGTCACCGATAACTGACGTGCAAAACGCGCAAAAGCATAACCCGATGAGTTGGTCAAATCTTTATAAAAACTACTTACAAGCTCTTCGTCAATTGATTGCGTTGCAAGAACAGTTTTTGACCCTGTCAGAGTTGTAGCACGAGAAAATTCAATCTTCTCAAAATCGAGAACAGTTACCGAGGAATCAGAATAATGATCCTTCACGGTATTTGCTGACAATGTAACTGTAGAACCAGATGGCGCCGTGGCCGTGTGAATACGAACAATTTCTGCGCTTGAATCTCCAAAAGAACCAAGGAGCAAAAGCTTCCCAATAGAAGTCGGTGAGATATTAGAAACGGAAATTGATGCTGAGCCTGCTGGAGAATCCGCGATCAACCGAATTTGTGGCTGACCTTCTAACAAGCCCGAGTTATTCACGAGAAGATTTTTGTTTTTAATGCTCAGGTTGATCATACATTTTTAGGGATAATTCCCTTAGCTATGAGCCTCTATTCTACAGAGAGGCTCATAAGAAAGAAACTATTCAACAACTACTTCTGGTTCGGAAACAACTTCTTCAACCACTTCTGGTTGAACTTCTTGTTCTACTTCTTGCATAAAGTTTTATATTAGGAATTAGTGATGTTATCGAACGTCCTTACCTGCCGAAGCATCTAGTGGAGGATTCGTTGTAGTCGTAGTTGTCGATGTTACCTGATCAGACGTTGGAGGTTTTGTGTTGAAGTAGTAGACAAAGACCATGGAAGTAAGAACCATGAAATCTTTTGGATCTACCTTTCCAACAAACAAACCAGCAATTGTGGCAATCGTTATGAGGATAAATACGATCTTTGAAGCTGACCTCAATATATCAGTCATATTAAGTTTTTATAGACCTTTGATCCGTGTATACCACTGATCGCGTGTCTCTTGGTTAAAGTCGAAGATGTGTTCTCCTGTGCGTCTCCAGTTATAGAGAGAGTTGATACAGTCTCTGTAAGAATACCCACCGTATGCGATAGCATTTGTAAGTAGTGGCCAGAATCTTCCTGCTGCGTCCAAGACGCTCTGGTTGTTAAACGCCTTCAACTGTTGCAACAGCTCGTTTGCGACCTCTATTTCTCGCTCTAGCGAGCGTCGTTGGCCATAGTGAGCTAACGCATCCTTATTGCCTTCCGCACGCACTGTATCGCGAATTTCACGCCAATTCTCTGGTAGATCCAACATGGAATAAGCTGACTGAAACGTATAGGACAGATCTACGGTATTACGACCTTCTGAAAGAGAGAAGAGTGAGTCGTGGAGAATCCATTTATCTTTTGTCCAGCCTTTCAAGACAATAACGTGGTTATCATCCTTGCGAGTTCGTTTAGATCCGCCTGCGAAATATGTTCCAAAGGCGGCTACTGGTACGATTACACCTCCGTCTTCCATGATGGCTTGTTTCAGTTGTGCCTCGTTTGGAACGACTCGCACATATCCTGGAATTTTCTTAGCATCTCCAAATGGAATATCCAAAGCGGTCTTGCGTAGTGAATCCAGAGCGTTTGGAATGTATGGAGGAATTGGTAACTTGTCGTAAGCAACAGCCCCTTTCTTTACCAACACGTCTAGTACAGCACGAATTGAACTTCCTTGTTCTGTACCACCTGCTTCAAAGAATGTTTTAGTCTCTGAGAGATCACAGTCGATTCCAATTTCTTTGTACTTTTTTTCCTCTATGCGAGTACATGCCATTGCTACACAGAATGGCCAGGACTGTTGGTAGCGGAAGTTTAAGTCAGGTACCTCATATTCTTCTGGAAGTTCCGTCGGTCCAGCAAAGATCTCGTCTCGCCAAACGTCACGCGGATCGAAAGAATCTGGTATGAATCCACTATTTAATTTTGGCTTGAATAGTTCCATATTAAGCGTATCGAGAACCCATCTTTTTCAATGGGTGATCCTTCTTTTTTAACGGTGTAGTTTTCTTCACAAGGTTTACTGTTCTGCCCGTAACACTATTTTTGAGTTTAGCCATATTACTTGATCAATTCCCATGATTTAAGTTGGCCTTTTAGTTCACCAACGTCCGAGATAATTTCGGTTGATTGTTGAGAGTTCCGGTCAATCTTATCGTTGCTGTGATCCAATTTGTCGTCAACGCGTAAGATAAGATTGATCTGAAATGCAAGGACACTTGTGATGACGGCCATTGCTGTTCCAAGTACCCAATAGAAGTGACGGTACCCAACCTTTTCTTCAAGAGCTTCCGTCATTTTTGTTGAGAAGTCGTTAAATTCTTTGGTTGAGACAAATGATTCAGGCATACCAATTAAATATAATTATGAAACTTGTGATCGTTTCTTATAAGGTGAGTGAGTGACGAGCGCTGCGTTTCCTCCGAGAGTAATTTCTGCCAGCAGTGTCGTATCACTAATCTTCGTTACTCCCGTCACTGGAATCCCTGTCTCAAAACAGATCGACGCCGCATTGACCACATAGTCTGCATCAACGACTGGGTTACCAGAGATACTGTTCAAGTCTTGGACAGCTCCCGCCTGCCATTCAGCAAGTGTTGAATAAGAGGCAGCAGGAAACTTTGTTCCCATTGTGGCAGTTCCAGTTAGGTAGAAACACTGATAGTCAGCGTCAAGCGTGGCGAATGACGTATCCGAGAACTCGTAGGCTTTATCGGCGTCTCGAATGACTAAGTTATTTCGCAAGAAGGCATTATCTGAGTCCTCTCCTACTCCATTTTCTGTGATAGCGAGAGATGTTCCAACCATTGATCCGTTGTTATAGATTACGTTATTCACGCATCTAATCGACGATTGACCTTTCATTCGTACTGGATAGGTACAATTCACAAATACGTTGTTACGAATGTAACCAGCCGTCCATGCCTCGCTATATCCTTTACATGCAGCCGCATAAGCAGCTCCATAAACATAGTTATTTTCAACGTAGAGGTTCTTATTTCCACCCATCATGATTGCATGAGCAGAACCGATAGAAAGTCCATAATATGGGGCAAAGTATAGTTGATTTCCTCGGATCGTCGATCCGTCAAAGGCATTTGCTTTGGATGTAATATCTCCACCTTCATCACCCATCAAAATACCGTAGTTATCAGCATTGTGTGTGTAGATGATGTTGTCTTCCACTGTCCAAACACAGTTGGGGCCAGTACCAACAGTCGATCGGAATGAAACTGGAAGCGTTGTGGTCAAGACACCAGGAACATTGACTGTGTTACGTGAGAATGTTCCCGTTCCATTCACGTTGAGAATATCAACAATCGTTCGTGTGTTGTTTGTTCCAACGGTAAATACGTTGTCGGTAATGACCATGTTTGTATATCCACCAGCTGCCATGCGGATCAAAGCATAATTTGAAAGGCAAGAAATGTTACAATTCGTAATCGTAACGACTCCAGATGTAACAGCTGTCTGCATGTAAATAACACCATTCATCGTGAGTCCGAGTGGTACGTCAATCGTACAGTTGTTGAGTGTGAATCCTCCAGCTCCTCCCAGTACGTGAACGATTTGTGATTCTGTATTTGCTGTGATCGTGCATCCATCAAGCGTCACACCGCTCATTCCACTGTTCAACCGAAGTGTTGTTGTTTTTCCGTTGATAAATCCACAATTTGAGAATGTGGTGGCTTGATTAGCAGCTCCACCCTCGACATGATAAGCGGGTAGAGAACCGCTTGAAGATCCATCAATAGAAAATCCAGTAAAAGTCTTTGTTTTTGTACTGTTCAAGTAAATAACACGAGAAGTGTTGTTGCCTCTGATAAATGTAATCCCTCGTCCAGCACCAACCCAAGTGATCTGTTTAGCCACGGTCAAGTACGTTGCTTCTTGAAAAATACCAGCACCAACATTCACCGTGTCTCCGTCAGATGCGGATGATTCGGCTTTGGTCAACGTTAACCACGGCGTCCCAGCGGAGCCGTTACCTGTGGTGTCGTTACCTGTTGTTGCGACGTAGTAGGTGGCCATAGATTAAATTGCGTGGACAAGACCGATATTTGGACGTTTGAGATCATATCCATAGACAAAATCTGTTGGATAGATACGTTTTTTTGAAATGTTTGTGACTTCTGTGGCTGTAAGCGCGCGCGAATAGAAGTAAGGCTTTGTCACCTTCATTCCACCAGGATGCGCACCATCGGCGTCACCGAATTGAAATGGGATCGCAATGGTCGGGTCAAAGTTTTCTGCTTCTGAATGTGCACTTTGTGTCAAAGAAGTTCCATCAACGTAAAAATCAATTCCATCAACACCAGAGTGAGTACCATTCAAAATTACGTTATACCAATTACCGACGATCATCTTGTCTGTCCATCCATAGTTCCGTGTATTTGCAGACTCATCGGTCATTTCAAGATCAATCACGCCAGCGTTTTTGTTACGAAAAAGGTAAAAAGAACTACTGTCAGACGCTCCACCAAAAAACGCATTGTAATTTGCGTCAGTAAACAAAACATCGAACACCATAGCAAATGCCGTTTCCGTCACGAGATTGAGACTTCCAAGCGTTCCGAGGACGGCCTTATCGCCAGCCGCTCCTGGAATATGGATTGAAAATCCCACGTCATTTGCTGTTGGATGCAACATATTAAACTTGGCGTGCAGGTCTTGACTTATAGGGCGTGCTAGTGACCCATTGACCGGCAGCAGTAAGCGTCCCTGTGTGTGCAGCATTTACATCAGCAACGGAAGTTCCTGCTCCTTCTGTGAACTCATATCCAGCGAATGGACTTGAAGGAACAGTGTGTTGATAAAACCAGTCTGTTACCTCCTGTTGTGTAAGTTCTCGTGTGTAGAAGTATGGACGGGACAGAGATCCAACCCATGCGGTTGTGACGGCACCAGTTCCAAGACCTGAACCAAAAGCAAAGTTTCTGTTGAAGTCAATACAGTCTGTGAGAAGAACATCTGAAATTGTGGTTGTGGTCTGCAAAACTCCGTCAAGATACATCTTCATTCCAGCCGCACGATTCGTTGCGTCTTTTGTACAGACGAGGTGATGCCATAGACCGTCGTTCACACGTTTTGTACTTACCTGGACACCAAGTGCGTGACCTGATTGATCTCGAAGTTGGAAGTTCACGAATCCGACGTTGCTTGAATTTCGAGTAATTCCACACAAAAGATAATTTCCTCCAGCAGAGTTCGATGTTCCAAGGTAATACTGAACTGTTGTGAGTTTGCTATTCGTCTTAATCCAGAGACCAAACGAAAATCCACCCATCATCGACGAACCGAGTGTTCCCATCGTATCCAAAGAAACACGCTGTGACCCACTAAAAGATAGTGCATACGGCATGTTGTCTACTTTTCTTCGATTGGATACGGCTGTTCGTGCCATAGATTATCGGTAAGAGACCATCACGTTGACGTCAGCAGTTGTTGTAAAGTCAACATAAATTCCAGTGGCACAAGACACATCGAGAATTACAGTGACAGGAGCGATTAAGGCGGCTGGGATATACGTTGAGAAGATCTTTGTACCTGCGGCGGACGTGTTGTCGTAAATATCAATCGTTCCAGCCGTTGCTGCTGCGTCTGTTGGGGTGATTGTTACCGTATGAACAAAGCCTGCGGATGCTTTCACCTGTGCGTCAGCCGTAAGAATAGCCGACATGGAGTATCGGTGTTCGACTTTTGCAACGGCTGCGTCATTATCTTCGTATCCAGGAGCATATCCCTCACGAATCCAAACGTGACCATTGGCATCTGTATTGATAGTCGCATAATCACCGTCTGTTCCAGCAGAAGAAGCGGCTGTGTCTGTGCGTTTAGTCAAGGCGGGAATACCTTTATCTCCACTAGAATGGGCTGCATCTTCTGTTTTGATAGCAGACTCAATAGTAGCAAGAGAAGTATTCCCTGTATCTTGCTTTGAAGCGATGGCTAGTTTTTCCCCAAGCGTGAGATAGGAGCTATCAAAAGAAGCTGTTCTTTCACCCATATATTTTAATTACTCGATTGAATCAATCAGTGCTTCTAGCTCTTTTTCTTCAGTCATAGACTTGAAGCGTCGCACCTTTGTATCAATACCTTCTTCAAGCTTATCCAAGAAAGCTCGTTTTTCTGACATGGTTTCTTCAAATAACTCAAACTCCATCTCTTTAGCTTTTACATCATCACAGAGTTTTGAGAACTCCTTCTGAAGTTTCTTTAGTCCTTCTTCCACACCAATCAACTTCTTTTGTGATAATTCAGCCTGATCTAATTCAACTCGAACTATTTCAAGTTTTTCAGACAACTTTTGAAGAATTTTCTTCTTGCTCTTTTCTTCCTCATTCAAATTCTCTAAACGAGTTAGAGTACCAGCAACATCATCTGTATTCTTCTCAATTTTTTGAACAAGAAAATCACAACTCTTCTGAAGGGTCTTTTTCTGTGACTGAAGATCACTCACAAGTTCAAGTTCGGCCTTTTTTTCATCCTGAATAGCTACCAATTCTTTACGAGAACGTCTTGTAACTTCATCAATACCTTTCTGAATCGTTGAATCTAATTGATCGACTTCCTTTTGTTTTTCTTTCTGTTTCACTTGCAAAGAACGAATTTCGGATTGAGCCGTAACTTTATCTTGTTCTAAGTCCATGCGAATTTGACGCAAATCTTCTATCTTCTGTTTTTCTACGATCTGTTCGTCAAAGACTCGCTGCTTTTCAATTCGTAGATCAGCGATTTCTTCTTCAAGAGCACGTTTTTCTTTTTTTGTCAAATCCAACTGTGTCTCTGCACTCTTTGCGAGATTGTAAAAACGATCTGCCTCTTTTTTTGCCTCGGCGACAGAATAAGGCTTTTGTGTATTTTGAATCATACCTATAAGACATTATTCAAACGAACCTTGACCGTAGCTTCTCCAGCAGTTCCAGCAGTTGCCAAGACTCCAATCCAGCGCATCTTGCTTCTATTGACGACAAAAGTACGATGATCGTCTGCGGTTGCAACAACAAATCCTGTATCTCCATCAATACTTGCTTCATCCTCTGTATCAACAACGTCGACAAAATCATATTGATTAGAGGTAGACTGAGCGAGTGCTGGATCTGGACATGTTTCTTGATCGGAACACCAAAACTTGAGTGTAAAGGCAGCATCACCACCTCCGTCGGTATCAACAGAGATGGACACATGGTTTGCGTCGTCTGCAAAGATTCCAACAGAAGACATTTTGGCCCATGTTCCAGTACCAGCTCCAATACCATTTCCTGTTGAATCATCAAGAGAAAATTCGTTTGCGGAAACTCGTGTTACTTTCCACGTTCCATTAGCAGCAGTGTTTACCGCGTGACTAATAATAGTCACATAGTCTCCAGTAGCAAGACCATGAGAGGCATCTGTAACAACAATCGGAGAAGCATTTGTTGAGCTATCAATTGCTCGTACTGGGGCAGCACTCATTAAAGTATATTGAACGGATGAGTTCATAGAGATGTGTTTAGAAAGTATTACGAGGGAGTCGTGGCCACGACTCCCTGAAATAGCATCTAGTTAAGCAGCAGCAGTTACAGTCGAACCTGATGTAAGAGGGATGTAAGTCAAACGCCATGTCACGTTACCCGTATCAGCAGCGTCGAGAACTTGAGCAATTGTAAGAGCAGCCTGAGCATCTCCGACAATAGCGACATCCAGCTGTTGAGCACCTGTGATGTTAGGAATTGAACCGATAACAGGAACTGCACCTGTACCATTCAAGATGTTTGTGCTGATAGAGGTGAGTGCGTACATCGTTCCAACAGCATCAGTGTCAATCGTGGTAGCTGCACACAAGTCAACAGAGTTTGTCACGTCACGAAGTTTCAAGGTAGCAGCACCACCGATCACCGTTGTGACTTCACCAGTAAGACTTGTAATGAGCACGCGACCAGTGACAGTAAAGAGGTTGTCTGTGCCAGCGCCATCAGCCAGGTCACTCACTTTCGTGACACCGAATCCAAGTCGAGGATTGTAGCCAGCAAGAGGATCCATGAGGGCTTCAAGACGTTCCAAGATAGTTCCATCTACGTTTGCTACTACACTTGTGGTAGCCGCTACGTTGTCGGCATCATCAAGTCCGATGTAGTTGCTTGCAACGTCATCTCGCAAAGTAGCGATAATTGTTTCCAAGCGTTCCAACACAGAACCATCACGGTTATCAGCAACAGTAGACGAATCAAATCCGTTATCAGCATCGTTTGCACCAAGGACGTTTGAAGCACTATCAACTTCTGGGAAAATAGGAGAGTCAGACACTTGATCGGTTGTATCAGCCCATCGTACGTTATGTGTGCGAAGACCACCGTTATCAAGAGCCGTAGCTTTTGTGTCGGTTCCCAAACGACAGTTGACGATCTCACCAGTACAAGACGTACCGTTGATCGAGATAGCTGCGACGTTGGTAAGCAAGTTCACGATACGTGAATCACGAATGGCGAGATCAAGACAAGCGTTTCCGCCTGCTGGAATGTAGATTCCACCAAGATCCCAGTCACCGTAGATATCGACGTTCTCAATACGCACACCAACCATATCTTTTGCAATATGGATAGCAGCGTCACCGTTACCAGCCGTAGGACAGTAGAACTGGCAGTTCTTAATCTTCAAGCGGTTAGAGTCTGCATCAACAGTATCAGCAGCGACAAAGAACAAAGGAGTTGCAGTACCTTCTCGGAAAGCAAGATTTTCGAGTGTAAGGTCAGTTCCCTTTACATCGAACATGTGATTCAAAGAAGCTTCATTACATTTAAAGACCATGTTATCCCACTTCACGTTTGCAGCAGATACAACGATACTTGGTGTCGCATCAGAGCCATCAAACGTAAGGATTGGGCGATCTTCGCCCTGACCAAGACCAATAATCGCAACACCTGCAACATCACAAGTAATAGCACCAGCAGTTGCAACTGTTTCTGCATGGCCAGGCATAACAAAGATTTTGTCACCAGCATTAGCTGTACAAGCTCCAATAGCTGCGTCAATTGTCGAGAAGAAGCGAACAACTCCATCTGCATCGTTGTCAAACAACTCAGCGAGCATTGTTCGATTTGCTGTGCCAGAATCACCGACAGCGAATACTTTTCCAGAACCAGAGAAAGGCAACTGACCAATAATCTGGCCGTAACCTGAATTTTTATTCCAAACCATAGAGAGAATTTAGATGAAAGCCACCACCAACCGATGTCACCTCTTAATGAGGGATTTATCCTTCCATCAATTTAGATTTAAGCAGTTCCGTCACCAAGAGAAATCTTGAACCAGTTAGCACCAACAATGGCGATACCGTATCCACCACGAGCACCGTAGTTCCAGTCATCAGTAGAAAATTCTTCACCATTAGTACCGAGAGCAGGCGTCTTCAAACGTGGCTCTTCCCAAATACCGAGGTAGAAGGATGAAAGGGCACTAGAAGCAAGACCCCAGTAATAACGCTTGGTTGTGTCTGGTGTACCAGCGGCGACCGTTGCCACAAGTGGCAAGACAGCGTGTCGGTACTTAGACATGTAGACGTTCTTTACAGCAGAGTTAGAACCAGTAACGTCGGCAGTAGACTGCAAGTATTCCTTAGCTGTATTCACGGTATTTGGATCATCAGTCGTCCAGAGAATGTCAAAGGAAGCAGACATCTTTTCACCGAACTGGTTGAGAGTTTCCTCAACAACCAATCGTTCCATACCTTCAAGAGCGCCTTTAGAAAGACGTGGGTTGTTGGCAAGAATGTTTCGGTATGTCGTAGAAGTACCGCGAAGAGTGTGAACAGAAGAAGCAAGAGCCAAGGTGTCACCAACTGACACGTCAACTGTATTTCCATCCATGTCTGTAAAAGAAGTGGATGTTGCAAATGTGATGTGGTGAGAAAGATCAAGCTCCAAACGATTACCAACCTGATTTCCTAGACTGGTCAATTTTTGAATCACCTCTGGATATTTGTTCTGTGTTCGCATTTCGTAACTGATACCAATATCGAGCGCTACACGCTTTTGATACATGGTCTTTGTGTAACCCTGCTGAGTACGAGCACGGGCAGCCTGGTCACTTTCACCTTTAAACTTTGCGTATTCTTCGGAATCAATCTCAGAAAATTCACGGGTATTACCAGTGTTCTGAGGAATTGGATATTCCTTAACAATACCTGACTTACGCATGTGCTTTGGGACGCTTTCAAGACCTTTGCCCCAAATTACCTTTGCCAACTTTGTGAAGTCGGACTGACTGATTGTATTTAATTCCATATAAAATCTGAGTAATTAAGACTATGATTTGACTTTTCCGTCAGCACCCATGTTCAAGATGAAGTCACCTTTTGCTGCCGTCCGATACTTAACACACTGTGCAATATCAAGTGAAGAAGCAGATTGATCAATACCAGTTCCATCGTCAGCAGTCGTAAGATCGAAATAAAGACCAACAGACGATGCAGCGAGAGTTCCTACGGTAACATCAGCTGTCCAAACTACGTTCTTTTCTACTGGGACTTCGATAGGAATCAAACGAGCTGTAGCATAATCAGAGTCAGCTGTCGTGATTGCTTTACGAATAACACCCATGATTGAAAATGAATCTACGGTATTTGTAGCAGGAACCAACGTACCAGAAGAAAATGCCATCAAAGAACCATTAGCTACAGCACCAGCGGAAGCAGCAACAGGGAGCCACATCACTTTAGTCTTTCCAGACTGTCGAATAAAAGCCATAAAATTAATTTGAGAAGTAATGATTTATCGAGTCCTGTATTGGGTACAAATAATCAAAAAACACGAAGATTTGCCCAATACTCGTGTTTGTTGACGCAGGTTCAATCTGCGAAGAGTAAGTTTTGATTCGTTTTTTGACGCGGGTGTTGTCCCTCGCTAAATTGTTCTAGTGAATGCCATTTGTAAGAGGAATCAAATGGCACTCGAAGAAAAATTTACTACGCTACAATGTTATCACACTTCATTTTCAGCTTCAACACTTACAGCATTATCCACAAGAAGCTTGAGCGAAATATCACTCCCGCCACTACAACCAAACGTCTTACGGATCAACTCTTCGCGCAAGTTGTGAGCCAGGGTTGCCATCGCAATTCCAATGCTATCAGCAAAGTAAAAGTTCAAATCATACTGGGAAAGTTCAGAAATAAACTTTCGTGCAAAGAAATCACGTACGTTATCTGTCATGTTTCCAACTCCCCTTTCTTCTGTAACAAGCAACTTGTACAGTTCCTCATTGATAAGTTTTTCAGAACCATCCTCTAGTACAAGGTTAACAAAACCCTCTTTTGAGAATACAGGCTTAACTTCTTTAACTTCTAAATCTCCAATAAAAGGCATAATTCGTGTTAGTTAAGGAACTTTGAGTTAATGTTGAGGACACTGCCATCTTCTAATTGCAGCTCAAGAAAAAGTTCAGAACCTTTTCGAGTTTCCGAAATCACGTCAGCTTTTACATGCGTGTAACGACGCGCAAAAACCGCATACGCAATTTCAGTTGACGTATTGTCTTCAAACGTCACTGTTGTGGACTGATCCTCATACCAAGCACCATTGACATTTTTTTCGACGATATTCTTATTCATATCACTCCATGAAGTGATAACTTTGCCATCGAGACAACGAACCCTTACTACTTTACCTACTTTTTCACGATGTTGATCATCAAAATGAGCTAATTGCGCCTTATCAGCAGCAGCCTCGACACGTTGAAGACGCGAAAGAATTTGGTCGAGTGAAGATTTAGTAATTGTTACGGTTTCCTCAGCTGGAGCTGAAGCTTTGGTTTCTAATTCTTTAGACATAGATAGATGTAAGGTTATGTTGCGTACTTCTCAAGATCTTCTTTTGAAATTCCCATCTTGTTTGCCATATCCAAAACATCTTCACTTACAGCTTTAGATGCTGGAATCGAGATGCCGCTTCCATTTTGACCCATGGCAGCAGTGAGAGGGTTACGAGAACGACCACCTGTCGAAAGGAGAATTGACTCACGAACGAGTGATTCAATCTCCGCACGAGAGCGAGCTGTCTTAGACTCTGGGAGACGTGAAAAATGATGTTCTGCCTTCTTTTTTAGTTCATCATCATCACCAATAAGTTGACCAAAAATGTCATCTTTAATGCCGGTGACAAAATTATTCTCAAGATCCTTCACTTTCTGATCAATTTCTTCTTCTTTCTTTTTAAGACCTAGTTCGGTAGCAGATAACTTAGAGCGCTCTTCCTCTGTCATCTGTTCCAGTTTACGAAAATTAAACTCCTTATTCTCCAACTTAGAGAGCTTCACTTTTGTTTCTTCGAGCTGAGCAGAAAGAGCCAAAGCTTCTTCTGGAGCCAATAATCCCTCAACAAGGTTTCCATCAGCGTCGTACGCTTCAATAGGCATAAAATGACATAAAATAAACTGAATTAAATGACTTCCTGACGATCAAATGTCTCTTGTGGCTTAACACTATCAAGATAAAGAAGATGAAAGTTGCGAATCGTTTCAAACATAGCCGCTAGACCAAAGAGATACCCTCGACCCTCAACTAAATCTTCAAAAGATCCGGATTTAGAAAAAGAGGCGATAAGTTCTTTGGTATAAATTTCATCACCAATTCTCTGGAGAGCAGGATTATTAAAGAGCAACGAACAATTAGCAAGAAGTTCCTTTTTCTCCGTCTCATTTAGGTTTTCAAACAATTCTTCCTTGGAGAAAGAAAAGAATTGATTTACTCTATCCATTTTTTCTTGGACTGTCGGTGTTTTTGCTTTTCGAGGCATAGATTAGTTATTGATTCATTGCGCTCGTACCAATACCTCTATTTAACTGGGCGCCTAAACCACCTTGGTCACCACCTTGCATAGCTGCTTCCGTTGGAAGAGCCGGCATGTTCTTATTAAAGAACTTGTCAGGATTCTGTTTAGAGTGAACAGCGTAACGATCCATAAGATAAGGGAAGTTGAGAGACTGTGGACCAAATAACGTGATCGCATCCTGAATATCTTGCTTAAACATCACTCGCTGTAGATCTGAAGAATCCTTTTCGGTTGGATTAATTGTGATATACCAGAAATATTTCATTTTCGCGATATCTGGATGGATATATGTCTTGCGAATAGGCATCCGCATCTGTTTAGACAACTGATCTTCCTCCTCCATGATCTGTTCTGGTGAAAAGTTTGGCGCATCAGGAGAAAATTGAATGATTTTCTTACCCTTTTGCGTATTTTCCATCGCTGTTTCCACAGAAAACTGTTGGTATACGTCCTGCATCTCTCCAGTAATGTCACTAATCTTGGTATCTTGCTTCTTCGTGTAATTGGCAAGGATGTTATAGATACGCAACCAAGCAAGTTGTTTCTCAAAGGCAATAACGCCATAAATTGCGAGACCAAGTTTCATCATCTGCTGCTTTTTCAGCTCTAAAATCTCCGTGGCAGTCTGACGACCTGCTTCAGAGTCCCCCATGAAAGCCGGTGATACTGACTTTTGGTCAACAAGGTTCTTAATAAACTGATATGCCGCAAATTCTGACTGTGAAACCCCTTGAACATCTCCAATTGGCTGAAGCTTTGAAGGATCAACCTGGTTCGTAATCTCACCAGCATTAAAAATCTTTCGTGACAGCACACGACCCGTGTTGTTAGCCATTGGAGGCATGAACGACTTGCGGGTTTTGAGAATAATCAATTTAAGAAATTCGTCCAAGACTTCCTGATCAACTTTTGTCTTTGACGGAATACTCTTAGAAAGAGCAAAAAACTGCGAGATAGGATAGACGTCGCCTTTAGCAATTGGCAATTCACCAGAAGGCGAAATGGCCGATAGTGGAAAGCCACATGGCAACATCATCACGCCATTCAACATGATCATGAACTCGTTGCTGAACGGTTTATAAACCTTGAGAATTTCAACAAAACCTTCCTTTTGTTGCTCTAACGTCCACGAACGATAAGAAGAATCTTCAGTCTCTACGGTACGAACAACATGCTTTGGAACAAAAGCAAAACGCTCCCAACCTTTGTAAATTGCTTCTGCTTGAGCGTAAGGAACAACGTCAATCGTTGCAACTAAAGCCTGCTTCTTAATCTCAAACTCGTGCATGTTGCCCAAGATCACCTTGTCACCACGAATCAAGCGCGTCTGACAACCAACAAAACCTGGTGCATCCTTTTCCGTCCACTTGATATTCTTAATTTTCACACCACTCGACCAATCGACATCTTTCAACTTCTTTTCGATCTTCGTTTCTTCAATCCACAATTCCTCCACAAAAACCGTCCCTTGATCGAGAAGCTCTTTATAAAGAAGTGGGCGGCGAGCATCGTAGTCCTCCAGCTCACGCGACTTCTTAATGAGATCCTCCATGTTTGCACCAAGCTCATCAATCTCTAAATTCTCCTCATCAAACGCCAAAATATCTGCTTCAAGATTATAGTTAAGCAGAGCTGAAAGGAGAGTCGAAGATTTTTCTTCTGTAGTGCCAGTAACAATGCGCGTGTCTTCAGAGTTCTTCTTTGGGGGAATATAAGAATTTGCGGCGCGAAGGTTGGAGTCATAATACTCCTGACCATTCATGTCATTCAGTTCGCGGTGTGCAGAGTTCCATTGCAACCGAGCTTCCGTCAGTTCCTTAATAAGGAGCGAACGGTACGCGGTCTCTTCCTCGGAATAATCAGGAATCGTAGCAGATTCGAGGACGGCGACTGCTTCGCTCTTTTTATAAGCCATAAAAAATATTATAGGAACTAAATCGCGGCAAAGCGATCAAATGAGGTGTTATGTTCAGAAAAATCTTCATCAGAAGACGTGGCTGGAATCAGTGTAGAACGTACAGGAATAGTGAGACCGTGTACCGCGAGTGCAAGTGAAAATACGCAGTCGTCATGGAAACCTTTTCGTGAGCGTACATCAATTTTTCCATTCGGCGTCAAGACAAATTGAAACGCTTCAAGCTCGCTCAAGAGTTGAGGATCATCCGGTATTTTAATTTTATCTTGTTGCAAGAGAATTGCCAAGTTATCAAGAAGTTCTCGACGCGTCTGCTTTGAGAAAACAACAGCACCATCCTCACCGATATTTAAACCCTTGCGTTCGAGATCCTCCACGATAGGATCACCAACACCCGTGCGGTCAATCTTGAGCGCCGCGTTATTGTACTTAAGAGCACTAGCCTGAATAAGAAGCTTTTGAAAATTCCAATCCACCTGATTGAACCGCTCCTGCTTCTTCACACGAAAGTCATAAAGATCAATCGGAGTAATAACCGTCCAGTCATTGTACTTCGCAAGGTCAATACCCATCTGATAGAAGTGGGTAGGATTTGGAAGATCATCGGCGTGGTACGTATTTTCGCGGATACGACGAAAAAACGCTCCAGCATTTTCAAGAAAGTCACACAAATACTCCTGTCGAAAAAGTGCTTCTGGTGTCGAGCGCTTAGCTTCCTCAATCTCTTGCTGCGTAAGACCCTGGGTATCGTAAACACTCTTTACGGACGTATACCACTCCTCAGGATTTTGACGAGCAAATTCTAAAAGTTCCCAAGAATGATTCTTACCTTTAGGGGTAAAAATAAACGTCGCTGACCCGTGGTTTTCACGAAGAACCGGCTGAATAATAGCCGTCCAAATATCAGGATTCATTTCCGAATATTCGTCAAAGACCACATCAATCGGGTTAATACCGCGGTGCTTGTCAATGTCCTCACATCCAGCAAGCCGTTGAATGGAACCGTTCTTCCAATAGATACAAAGTTCAGAAGCGTTTAGCTTTTGAACCAATGGAAGCGGGACATGAGTCTTTACCAACTCGTCCCAGATAACCTTCTTCGCCTGAGCATACGTCGGCAAGAAGTAGTAATAGATCCCTGGCCGTTCTTGCGTCTTACGAATCTGTTCATTAAAAGCCGTCTTCGACTTCCCACCACGACGGTGGAAAACACCCACCTTAAACCGCTGGGGAGCCTGAAGGAAATCGAGTTGGTATGGGCGCGGAGAATAGAGATGAGGGATCTGGAACTCTTGTGGCATAGAGAGAAAGGAAAAAGAGTCCTTAAAGGGAGAAAGTAGGGGGAGGATGGAAGTGGAAAAAAAGAGAATGGGGAGGGGCTACTAACCATCTTCTGGTTCTGGTTCTGGCACCACGTCGATGGCATCGGGATAAGAAATCTGATTATTGTCATCTATGGCCTGTTTTGTGGCATACGACATGAGCTTCACGACGATACCACCATCCTCTGGGGACGTAAGCTCTGTAGGCAAGATGCGACATTGAAGCTTATTGTACTCCATTAAAGCTGTACGACGAACTATTGGGTCTGTAGAGACCAGATCCTCTTCCAAGGCATCCCACCACAACTTACGGTTCTTATCGACCATCGCCTTAATATAAAGACTGGTCTGGCCTGTAGCGTTTAAGGTCGAAATCTTAGCTTCTTTCAAAGAAGCTAGAGAAGAGTCCAACTGCGCTGGAGGAACAGTCGTGGGAAGAGAAAGAGGATTCACATCGAAAGATGACATATTGAAGCTAATTATAGCATAGAGAAAGAATGGGGTGAAAAAAGATATGCAAAATTGACAAGATTAAAAGAGTCGCATAAGATAGAGACACTAAGATATACACATAAGAAAAATATGAGCAGCAAATACAATGGCCGTGAGTTAAGAAAGAGAATTGAAGACAAACTTGAAATATCGAGGGGAGGATATAAGGAGTTTATTGGTGAACTATACGCGGATGGAATGTCTGGGCCTGAAATCAGCGAGTACATCACAAGAGAAACTGGTGAGACTGTAAGTGGAAGAAGCATCCAGCGAATGTTGGCAAAGGTCGGAGAAACGCGAGAGAAAAAAGAAGCTTTCAATAATGCTATTAACAGAGGGCGTGTGGTGTGGCAACTAGAAGAAGATAGAAAGAGACGAGAAGGAGCCGTACATCAGATAAATCGAGGGCTTAGATACTTAATAATAAAACGAGATGGTGGTAGATGCGTATTATGCGGGGCTAAAGATCTATTACAAGTCGATCATATCCTGGCAAAAATGAATGGGGGAAACGATTCAGAGGCTAATTTAAGGACACTGTGCATTGATTGCAATATAGGAAAAGCTATAGCAGAAGGTGAAAAACGAGTAAGTGGTACATGGAAGAAGAAAGTAGATTAACAATATAATATTAAGTCAAAGTAAAATGGAGGAGGTAATGAGAAGCCTGAATTGATAATTTATTCGCTCACGGCTGGTACCCACCCCCGCCCCTAAAGTCTGGCAAATAAGTGTCAACGACTAACAACAAATACAGAAACAAACCCATATAAACTTGAAACTTGGCTAAACAAAGCCAAGTTTTTTGTTATTGGGGGGGGTGTTATATAAGTGTCGCATATTGGTGTCGCTACCTGTGGCGTAGAAGAAAGAATGTGCGACACATGGCCAGAAAATAGCTAAACAAAGCCTAAAGGGTGGAGACAACCGAGCAAAAACGCATTTTGTAAACTTTAGGTTTACAAAAACCAGGGGCTTGTTCCTAAGTTTTAGGGGCTTGGATTGAGACGAAAAACGGGTTTTCTCCCCCTCAGTTTCCCATTACTCTATTCTATAATTGACTTTCCCAATTCCTAGCAGTGGACTAGCATTTTTCAAAAATTTTCCTGCTAGGAATTTTTTTTTTTTGCTTTGTTGACTATCAAAATAGCCTAAATGGACTAGCAGGACTAGCAGAATGCTATTTTTGCAAATCGTTTCTAGGTAAAAAAAAAGAGGAAATTGGATACAATGAATTTAGTATTTTACTCTTTCTGCTAGTCCTTCAATGCTTTTCACCCCATTTTTATTGACGTTTTCGGCATTCCTAGCAGTGGACTAGCACTGGACTAGCACGATGTTTTGACCCATTTTTACCATTACAGTGTTAGTTGTCCACACCTAAGTGTTGACAATATAATGTCGATGCTATACCCTATAAGGGTAAAGCATCGACATTATATTGTTTATATTCTATGCAACGAGCAACAAAGAAACGATTCCGCGCCCTCGTCCTTCGCTTGCCAAGTGTCAAAGCGTCCCTGATCTTTTTAACTCTTTTTGTAGTCTTAACCTTTACAGGTTTATAACCCCTATGCCTTTCCTCCATTGCCTTGCGTGTGGCTATCACGGCGTCACTACTGGAACCCTAACAGAATTTATTTTCTTGGCTTGCCCTCATTGTGGATCAACAAAAGACACTTCAGTCACTATCGAAAAATAAAATCAACCAATCAATATGAGAAAAATAACAAACGAGATTGTTCTTGCATTTAATAACAACGAAACATTGAAACGCTCAAACACGGAGACAAACGGGACGGCTATATGGTTACACGGAAACAAGATAGCCGAAAAACGGGACGGCTCTTTATGGATTTCTAATGCTGGGTGGTTTACCAAAACAACAAAGGAGCGTTTGAACGCGCTTTATGGCGTATCAATTCAACAGAAAAAGGGTCAGTGGTTTCTAAACAGTAAACCATGGTCAGGTGAGTGGGTAAACACTAGTGATTGGACTGCTAAAATATAACTATAATCAACCTATATGATCTCCACAGTTTCATTCACAGATTTCTGTGATTCATTCTCCGACACTTACAAAAATAACTTCACTTGGGAAGGTAAGCGTGCCCTGTTTGATTATCTTGAAGAGTATGAGGAATCAACAGATGAACAGCTTTATCTTGACCCTGTCGCCCTTTGTTGTGAGTTCTCAGAATACGAGGATCTCGAAGATTATAATAAGCAACATGGTTCAGAATACGAAACAATTGACGAGCTAGAAGATGAAACAACCGTTATTCGTTTTGGTTCCGATTCTTTCATCCTTGCCGATTTTTAAACTAAACACTATGCCAATAAGAAAAGTTGACATTTTTCTCAAAGATTTGCGCGGATTCAAAAAATATGAATGTTCAACGATTACTGATAAAACACTGAAGCAAGTTGCGCACAACTTTCGTGTTAGACATTGTTTAGACGTTTCGCAAGTGTCTTGCGCGATTGACCATAACTATAATCCCTAAAACACTATGCAAAAAACAAAAAAAGAATCTCTGGATCTTTACCTTGATTATGTCAATAACTTTTTGACGATTGAAAAATTCGCTGAACATCATGGGATGGATATAGTTCAAGCGTGTTGTGTTCTTCGTGAAGGTCGTTTACTCAATGAAGGGTGGATAAAATAACTAAAAATCTATGTTCTACTATAACGTGCTTCGTGAAGACGGCACTGAGTCTCTAGGCTCAACGTTTCAAGGTTTCGTTAATCTTAAAACAATGCGCGGGCTTCGTAACCGTCTCGCGCGTCGGTATGAGTTCCAAGGGAAGCGAGCAAACATCTACCACACTTTAGGTGATAACGTGTTTAACGATTCCGCGTATACGTTCCTTTGTTCAATCATTATCCACTGATAAACATATGCAACGCGAATATCTCTTTTATATCTCAGGATCATGGACGTTAGGGATCAAAGCTCACACCTTGAAACAAGCTATCGTCAAAGCACGCAAGGATCTTTCCTCGTCGCCTTGGCTCCTCGCTCAAGACGGCCACAACAATCATGTTCTGCTCGGCTCATATCAAACTGCCTCGCCTTCTGCCTTCTGCTTTTCTCCAAAGCTAAGACACTTTAAAGAATAACGTTTATGTCCCTCTCCACCATCCAATACTATTCCCGCGACGTGTACGGTTCGCGCTATCACTACGTCAAAGACCCAGATATTGCCTTTCACATTCAAGCTATTACCGGCCACAAAACACTCTCGACGTCTGATATCACGCATCTAACGGCTCTGGGCTTTACCTTTAACGAAGTCTTGCGTCCTGATACTCTCGTGAGAGATTAGCCTCCCCCTTCCGTCCTCCATCGATTCACACACCAAAATACCGCCTCAGCGTTTCCACGCTTGGGGCGGTTTTCCCGTTTGTGAGTCCTTTGCCCTTATAGGTTACTTGTTCCCTATAAGCCCATAGCCTACTACCTTATGATACCAATCAAAGCCCCTGAATATATGCGCCCATTCCCCGACCCGTCGCTTGACGGTCGCGTTAAGATATCCCCCAAGGATTATGATCAAGTACGCCGTGATTATAATGATCTGCATTCGTACGCTAAGGTCGCTAACGTGTGGCATGTTTCCAAGGGGACGATTATCAACATCTGTCGCCCTGATCTGTATCATGCCAAGCAACAGAAGCGATACGCCATGCACGTGTGGCGTGATTACTACACCACGGAAGCCAATCGTTTGGCTCAGCGTGCCCATCGTGCCAAGAAGCGTTCCTTGAACCTTCTTAACAAGCCCAAAGCCCCTTGTGTTGTTTGCTATAAGCCTCTCGACCAG